ACAACGACCGGGTAATATTGCAGGAATAGAAAAAAAAGTTGCGTAAATGTTTGGTGAAGGAATATTCGTGTGTATATTTGGGACATGAACAACGCACAAAACACACAAGACATGATTACGAACAACAACCTTGTTAGCTTCTCCAGCTACGCCGCAACTGCAAAGGAAGCCCTGCAAATGATGGGCATGGAAGTAAACAACGCCCACGTTACTTACTTTGTAGATACGGTTCGCTTTCACAACTTGCCTTTGGACAACCGCCACATTTTAAACGGCACTTTTGTAAAGTCTATCGCCTACTGGTGCGACGTTACCAAAAGCTTCTTGATCCGGACCAAGTCCGAAAAGGCTTGAAGCCATCGACCCAAAACAGACAGACCTCCGCAAGGGGGTCTTTTTTTGTCCCATATTTCACAGCATGAAAGACTACCTCGATAACATCGGCAAGGCTATCCCCCGCGTCCTAGAGATAGCGACCGAGTACGAGCTGCGCGGCAACCTTGATTGCCTTCTGTTATATGGATACTATGAGTGGGGTTCCGCGTCATGGTGGCGCAAAGTCCTCCAAGGAGTAAGCAATGGCGCAGGACTACACAGTAAACGTAAAGGTCACGGGAGTCGACCAGGCGAAGACGCAAGTCGACGGGCTTTCTAATTCACTGAAAGACGCCGGCGAGCAGTCTTCCCAGCTTAACATTCTGGACAAGATTACCGGCGGTGCTGTTTCGGGATTCAAGAACGCCGCGGCAGGGGTTAAGACTTTTATCGCCGGACTGAAACTAACGCGGGCGGCTATCATCGCCACCGGTATCGGTGCGCTGGTGGTTGGGGTGACTTCTTTGGTTGCGGCGTTTACCAAGACCCGCCGAGGGGGTCGATTGCTGAAGACTGTCATGGCCGGAGTGGGAGCAGTAGTTGAGCAACTGACGGCGCGCTTCCAAATATTAGGAGGCTTCATAGTAGACCTGTTTACTCAAGGTCCCACCGCTGCAGTACAGAATTACAAGAAGGCGATGGATGACCTGCCTCCTTCCATTCAGGACGCCATCGACAAGTCCATAGAGTTGGAGCGGGCTACCCAAGCCCTGACTGATGCGCAGAATGCCCTGACTGTTCAACGTGCCAAGGATCGAGCCGAAATCAAGCGGCTGAATATGATTGCGGAGGACACCACAAAAGGTATCCAAGAACGGGAAGAAGCCGCAAAGGAAGCTATCCGCATCGAACAAAATTTAATGATGGAGCGCCAACGCATCGCAGCGGAAGAGCTGCGGATTGCGCAGGACAAGGCGGCCATGTCGGACACTAGCGAGGAGGACTTGCAACGGCTGGCCGAACTGGAGGCGAACCTGATTAATATTCAGACCGAATCTCTTGAGCTACAAACCACGCTCAACAACAAGCTCAACATCCTACGCACGGAGCGCACGCGGCAGCAGGAAGAGGCGGCTGCCCAAGCCGAGACCAATCGCGTGCGGGAGGAGGCGATGGAGAACACGTCCATGATGCGCCGCATCGATGCCACCTCCGCGATGGAGCAGCAGCGGGGGCTTATTATGGAGGATGCCGAAAAAAAGCGCCTCAAAACTTTCCAGGACAACAACAAGGCCATTCAAGAAGAGCTTGAACAACACAACGAGCGCATAACCGAAGACGAAAAGAACGCCGTAGAGAATAGGGCTATGCTGCGCGTGCAAGCCCAAGGAACGGCGTTTACGTTGTTGCGCAACTTAAACCAAGCCTTTGAAGGGGACACTGAGAAGGCGCAGAAGAAAGCCTTCCAAAGAAACAAGGCCCTGAGCATCGCCGAGACTTTGATGAGTACATACCAAGCCGCGCAAAAAGCGTATGCCTCTCAGCTATCTGTACCTACTCTAGACGCACCGATCCGCGCATCTGTTGCCGCGGGTGTGGCTGTGGCTGCTGGTCTCGCAAACGTAGCTGCCATTGCGTCACAGAAATTTACCGGAGGTAATACAAGCGCAGGAAGTGCCGCCGGAGGTGGTGGGGCAGTCGGCGGAGGCGGGATACAATCGGTCGGCGTAGATGTCGGGTCGTTGGTTCCCAATCAGCAGACACCCACACCGGAACCCGTCCGGGCATATGTAGTAGAGAACGAGATATCGAACAAGCAAGCACTCAACCGGGAGCTGCAAATTCAAACGACGCTATGAGGACAGTCGAGCTATTGATTGACGAGGAACAGGATACTTTCGGAGTGGAGGCCATCAGCCTCGTCAAGTTCCCCGCTATCGAGGAGAACTTCGTTTTCTTCAATAAGGAACCCAAGCTGACCCTCGCCAAAATCGACGAGGAGAAACAGCTTCTCGTCGGGCCGGCGCTCATCCCGGAGAAGATGATTCCGCGGTGGGACGATGCCAACCAGGAGGAGTTTGAGGTGTACTTCTCCAAGGAGACGGTAGAGCAAGCCGCCGAGCTGTTCATGAAACAGAAGCGCAACGACGAGTACACGGTAGAACACCAGACCAAGGTCAACGGGCTGTCCATCTTCGAGAGCTGGATCGTGGCAGACAAGGACCGCGACAAGGCCGCCGTATATGGCTTCGATGTCCCCGCCGGGACGTGGATGGTTTCGGTACGTGTCCACAACGGCGACGTGTGGAGCGACGTAAAGGACAAGAAATACCGCGGGTTTAGTATCGAGGGGTACTTCATTGATAAGCTCGTGAAGATGGAAGAGGTCACAATTGAGACTATCGCCAACGCGGTACGTGAGGTACTGGAGCCTGTCGGGATGTTGGACGGTAAGCCACTGTTCGGGACTCCGTTAGAGGCCCGCTTGATGGCTGAGGCGCTAGGGTGCGAGGGCCACCATGAACACGAAATCAACGGGCGCGTTTTGTATATGCCGTGCGAGAGTCACGAGCAGCTCGACCCGCTCCTGTCAAACGAATGAAAACCCATTATATCAACCGATAGAATACCCACCATGTCCGTAATCGAGAAACTCAAGGAGGCCGTCCGCTCTGTCGTCGAGGCAGAACGCCAGAACCTCTACGCCGAAGCCCGCCTCAATGACGGGCGTGTCATTGCAACCGAAGCCGAAACGTTCAGCGCCGGCGCCCCCGTCCGCGTTATGAGCGAAGACGGCGAAGCGACTCCCCTGGAGGCCGGCTCGTATGAGCTGTCCGACGGTGGTCAGGTCACGGTTGACGAAAACTCTGCCGTCGTAGAGATGATGGACGAGAAAGAAGAGAAGGTCGAGGCCGCAGAACACGAAGAGGAGAAGGATGAGATGGCAGCCGTGAAGGCCGCGCTCGTCGACAAGTTCCAAATCACTCCCGAAGTAGCCGCCGAGATTGTCGAGGTGGTCAAGGAAGCTATGGCCCCCGCCGAGGTGGAAGCCGAAGAGGAGAAGAAAGAGGAGGAGATGGAAGAAGACAAGAAGGAGGAGATGTCCTCGCACCTGTCCGACCTCACCCACGAGATGGCCGTGGCACTCGAAGCCATCAACACCCGCCTCTCCAAGTTGGAGGAGGCCCCCGCCGCCCAGCCCGACCGCGTCTTGCCCAAGGCTGAGTTTAGTCAAGAAGTCAACCCCAACCTGAAGGGCGTGGATCGCGCCTTCAATATCATTTCAAATTTCTCATGAGTAAGAAGTACAACTTCGACATCACGGTCACCGACAACACCTACGCGGGTGAATTGGCGTTGCCGTATGTTACCGCTGCTGTCACCGGCGCGGAGACCATCGCAAACAACCGCGCCCGCCTCATTGAGGGGGTAGTCCACAAGGCTGTTGTTTCAAACCTGAACATCACCGACCCCATCCAAGCCGCCGCGTGTGCTGGAACGGACGGCGCAAACACCTCGCTCACGGAGCAGGTCTTGACGCTGAACGACTTGATGGTCAAGGAGACCATCTGCCGGGGTACTTTGTTCCCTACGTTCATCGCTGCTCAAGGCCGTATGCGCCGCGACGGTCAGATTCCTCCCGACTTTGCGGAGTTCCTCTTGGCTACCGTAGCAGACAAGACCGGCGAGAACTTGGAGAGCCTGATGTGGGCCGGAGACGCTGGAGCCGTTTGGGGCTTGGGTCTCTTGTCTAACGACGGAGTGATTGACGAGGATGGTATCGACAACTCCGCTATGGCTGACTTTACCGAGGCCGTAACCGACGCCGCCTTTGATGCAAGCAACATCCTTGGAAACATGGATACGGTCTTCGCTGGTGTAGCCGCTACCCCTGGCATCCTCGCCAAGGAGGGCGCAGGTTTCTACCTCTCCTATGAGGCATACGCCTTCATGCAGCAGGCTATCGCCGCACAGGGTACCGACCTCGGTTACAACCGTGACTTGAAGACGGTGACCTACCTCGGCTACCCAGTCTATCCAACCGCCGGCATCCCCAACACCGCCGACGTCATCGCCTTCACCTACCCCGACAACATCGTGGTCGGAACGAACGCATACACCGGAAACGAGAGCGCAAGCCTCATCCCCGTGTATCAGTACGACGGAAGCGACAACGTGAAGGTCTCTATGGACTTTGCCGCTGGTGTTCAGGTTGCCGTACCAACTGACGGCGTTGTAGGATTCGCATTCACATAAGACATGGCCTGTACTATCACCCTCGGACGCGCACTCGATTGCAAGGACGCCCTCGGCGGTCTCTCGAAGATCTTCTTCGTGAATGACTACGTCGGTGGACTTGTGACGGCTGCCGGGACGGGTGATGGAACGGCAGGCTCGGCAACTGTAGCGACCGCCTCCGGCGAGAGCTTCACAGTAACCGACCTCCCCGCGATGACTGTACTTCAGTACGACCTTCGTCCGGACTTGTCTTCCTTCACTATCAACGTCCAATCTGACCCCGCGACAGGCGCCTCTCTTTTCGAGCAGACGCTGAACGTGGTAATTCAGAAGAACCAAGAGCAAGACCCCGAACAGCTCCGGCTCATCAGCCGCAACCGTTCGCAAATCTTTGTCTTGGACAATAACGACAACGTATACCTCTTCGGGGCCACCTACGGGATGGACTTGAACGGGGGAACGATTACCTCTGGCGCAGCTCGCAATGAGATGTCCGGTTCTACCTTGACCTTTGCCGGTCGGGAGCCAGCACCGTACTACTTGTTGGAGGCTACCGCAGGAGCTGGGACGGCTGTCTATCCATTCGATGGACTGACGACACCCGCAAACGTGACTATTACCACGGGTTAATCTCCGTTGCTTTGTGTGTTTTGGGAGAGGGTCGCCATTTGGCGGCCCTTTCTTATATCCCCCTTTGAGATGATACTGGTCGTCAAGAATAACAGCAGTAGCGTAGAAAATACAGTCTACCTCACGCCGAAGGAAAAGCGGGGTGCGGCCAACGTCGCCGAGTACGGCGCGACCATACAAGCCTTGGGGATGGAGCTGACCAGCCTCACCACAGACAAGACGGTCATGGTGAACGCCAAGACGCTCACGGTGACCGATCGGTTTGCCACGTTTGTCTTCGACGCATCGGAAACCGCCGCCGATACCTCCGCCGACTTGAGTGGGGCGCAGTGGCCGGAGGGCTTTATTCAATACCGCATCGTCGAGCGGGCGTCCTCGTCTGACGTGCGGGCGATTACGTCCTCCGATGTTATCCTTGAGAAGGGTTTGGGGTATCTTACCCGCGGCGACCAGACGGGAATCCTACTCACCGAAGCCGGCGCGTATCTTTTGAAAGAAGACGGCGGGCTATTATTGACAGAGAATGCCACGACAACGACGGAAGCGTACCAAGAGACAACCTACGCCAGCCACCCCGACGACGCTCAAACCTTCACGTACTATGAGTAAGCACGAGTTCAACGTCTTTGGGTTGCCCTCCCACGAGCTGCCCCTGTTCCAGGAGAAGACGGGCCGCGACTGGGTCGACTATGGCTTCGACAACTTGTACGGCGACTACCTCCGGGACCTGTATCTCGGTTCGAGTATTCAGACCGCCGCCGTGAACGGTATCTCGGAAATGATTTACGGCGATGGCCTCGACGCAACGGACCGCGAAGAGAAGCCGGAACAGTGGCTCAAGACCCAGCGCCTACTCGAACAAAGCGACGAGAATATCCTTCGCCAGTTGTGCTTCGACTTGAAGCTCTACGGGCAGTGCTACGTACAGGTTATTTGGAACCGCGTAAGGACAGAGATTGCCGAGCTGAGGTTCCTCCCTGCCCATACCGTCAGGACGGGGATAGCAGACTCACAAGGCCGCGTCGATTGCTATTACGTTAGTCCGGATTGGAGTCGCATGAGAGAGGCCCGCTACGCCCCCGTAAAATACCCCGCCCTCGATTTAGAGGACAGGACGGAGCCGGCCAGCGTGTATCAAATCAAAGCCTATCAACCCGGTATCCATTACTACGGCTTGCCCGATTACGTGGGATCTACGAACTACGTGGAACTGGACCGGGAGATTTCTACGTTCCACCTGAACAACATCAAGAACGGCCTCTTCCCGTCCATGCTTTTGTCGTTCAATAACGGCGTCCCTACAGACGAGGAGAGGCGGACTATCGAGCGCCACGTCAACGATAAATTTTCGGGTTCGGGCAACTCCGGGCGCTTGCTCATTTCGTTCAATGACGGCAGCGACTCAGCCCCCCAACTGACTCCCGTCAATCCCAACGACAACGACGGGATGTACGAGTTCCTAGCTAAGGAGTGTACTACTAAAATCCTCGCCGGCCACCGCGTTACGTCTCCCCTTCTGTTCGGTATCCGTGGCGACGGGTCCGGGTTTGGAAACAACGCCGAGGAGCTGCGCGACTCTTTCTCCCTGTTCCAGAATACGGTGGTCAAGCCGTTCCAGCGGACTCTGTTGGATGGGCTAGAGGTGCTGTTTGCAGTCAATGGTATCGACCTCGACTTCTACTTCGCGACTCTTAAACCTGCCGACTTCATCGACGTCCAAGCGGTAAAGGCCCAAGGCGCCGAGGAACAAGAGAAAGAAGGCGTTGAGGTGGCCCAAAGTTTCAGCGCCCAAGACCTCAGCCAAGCCGCGGAGTTCCTGATTGCGTTAGGAGAGGACGAGGACGACGAATACGAGCTGATAGACGAGCGCGAGTATGACGAGACCACCGAAGCGCAATTAGACGCTTTATGGACGTTTGCGCGGGTGCCGTCGTCTAACCCTGCCGGAAAGAGCGACCAGGATACCGACCTCATCAAGGTCCGGTACGGATACGCACCGAATACCGCCGATGACAAGAGCCGGGAGTTCTGTCGTAAGATGGTAGCAGCCGGGAAGGTGTACCGGAAGGAAGACATCCTCGGAGCCTCACAACGTGCCGTAAATCCCGGATGGGGACCGGGCGGAGCGAATACCTACGACCTCCTTAAGTACAAAGGCGGGGGATCGTGCCGCCACTTCTGGCAGCGTAGGACATACCTAAAGAAAAACAACAAGCGCGTCAGCGTGAACGAAGCCCAGCGCATCATCCGCGCCGCGGGACCCGATGCCGAGCGCCTCAAGCCGCAAGACCCGCAGGTAGCCCAGCGCCCCCGCGATATGGTGAACCGTGGCTTCCTTGAACCCCGCGACTTTACAACTCCGAGATAATGGCGAACCTCATCCTCTTTATTTCTCCGGCCAAGCTCAAGAAGGAGACCGCCCTCGGTGGGTCTGTAGACGACGAAATCTTACAGCCCTATATCCGCCTTGCTCAGGAGATGCATATCCTCCCGACGTTGGGACAATCGTTGTACGACGACCTCACGGCCAAGGTAGCCGCCGGGACAATTACGGGCGACGACGAGACCTTGATGGAGTCGTATATCGCGCCGGCTTTGGTTCAGCTTGCTTTCTCTGAGGCGCTGCCTTTTATCCGCGTTCGGATAGTCAACAACGGGGTAACGGTGATGGACTCCGAGCAGAGTACCGCCGCCACGTACGGCGATATGAAGCCCTTGATGAACCGCGCGAAGGACCTGGGGCAGTTCCATATCGAGCGGATGATTGACTACCTCGACAACAACTCTAGCCTGTTTTCTGCCTTGGATGCCGAGGGGCCGGGCCAGTTGTGCCGGACGGTACGCAACTACACGCAGGGGCTGAACGTATACCCCAACTACAGAGACACAAAACTCGTGGAGCGCATCCTCCGCGACTACGGAATAAGGTATTAATGACACCCGAAGAGAAACTCGCGCACTATATCCAAGAACGAGATGGCAAACAGCAAAATTTCCGAGCTTTCAGAATTGACTACCGCCGAGAACGCGGACGTTCTGGTTATCGTGGACGACTCGGCATCCGAGACCAAGAAAATCAGCTTCCTAAATCTGAGCACCTCGATTAGTGTCGGCTCCGCCGGGGACGTCACCCTCACGGCGTTAAATGACACCGGCTCCACCATTGCGCTGGGCAAGGCGGTCTATATCTCCGGGGCTTCGGGGTCAGACCCCACGATTGCGTTGGCTGACAATTCCGCTGCGGCTACCATGCCGGCGGTGGGCATCACCAAGGAGAGCATCGCCAATGGCGCCACGGGTGCGGTCACCATTTCCGGAGTATTGGCCGGGGTCAATATGTCCGCCTTTACGGAAGGGGACGTATTGTACGTCGGGACCTCTGGGGACTTGACGGACACCAAGCCCACGGGTACGGCCCTCATTCAGAACATGGGCAAGGTCGCCAAGGCTGCCGCCTCTGGTTCTTTCATTGTCACCGGGGCCGGACGTGCCAACGACCTCCCCAACTTGCCCGACGGGAACATCTGGATTGGTGACTCTTCCGGGGTGCCGCAGGACAAGACCCTGACGGCGGGAACGAACGTAACCATCACCGAGGACGCCAGTACGGTAACGATTGCGGCGACGGGTGCGGGTGGAGCTACCACCTTGGACGACCTCACGGACGTCACGATTACCGGCACACCTGGGGCCGGAGAGCTGCTCATCAACAACGCCACCTCCGGCGACTTTGTGAATGCTACCTTATCTCCTGGCGGGTTTACGAAAATCACCAACGCCGACGGAGCCGTTACGGTTACCAGTGGACAAGGTGCCGAGCTGGACTTCCGGCTGGAGTCTTCTGCGGTATCTGCCGACGGAAACTGCGAGGGGACTGTCGTGAGGTTTGGGACGGGGACGACCGTAGCCGGACAGGTATACACCCACGCCTCCGGCGCTTGGGTTGCTGTCGATGCCGACGCAGATACGACTACCGAGGGTCTTCTTGGTATGGCTATTGGAACCGACCCGGCAACGGATGGAATGCTCGTCCACGGGGTGGGGTACCTCTCCCACGATCCCGGCGCGGCGGGGGATGTGTTGTATGTCCACACCACGGCGGGTCAATTGAGTGCTACCCAACCCAGCGCGACGGGCGACTTCGTGCGGGTGGCGGGGTACTGCCTCGCAGACAACAAGGTCTTCTTCTCACCCTCTCAAGACTTTATCGAAGTTGGCTGATATCAGTAAAATCAACGCGGTGGCTTTGGCCAATATCGCAAAGCTCGACGCCGTCCTTGCGGCCAATATCGCCAAGGTCAACGGCCTTGTGTTTACGGCTGGGGCGGAGTTCCTTTTGGACACCTACACGGGCGCGGCTGCGGGGTACTCTGTCAGGCGTTTGAACTCCTCCTATACGGGGGCTTGTATGCGCGTCCGAGAGGACGGAGGTAATACGGAGACGGACATCGGCTTCGACTCTAATGGAGACCTCGATACGGCAGCCATCGCAAGCCATTGCGGAGCGAACAACGGATACGTCCGCTACTGGTACGACCAAAGCACGGCAGGGGGTACGGGGTCAGGCAACGACGCAGGGCAAGCCACGGCATCCCTCCAACCGCAGATTTACAGCGGCGGAATAATTACCGAGAACGGGAAGCCGGCAGTAGATTTTGCAACTGACCACAAACTTGGTCTGTCACCAACTCTGACTAATAATATTGCTATATTTTCAGTTGTAGAAAATGCCGACCAAACTGGGGTTGGAAGTATTCACAGGCCATTTTTTGCGCAGAGTGATGCAGACCCATTTCTTGCTGACAGCAACGGTTATAGTGTTGGCCTTTCTCGCAATGGTTCTGATGGCATTCGTTATGGTATAGCCAATGAAAACGGGATCGGGATTCTAGAGTTAGCCATAACCAAAACCACAGACAACACACAAATCTTGGTGACTGCATTGGCTGAAAATGGCACTGCAAATCTGTATGTCGACGGCGGTTCAAATGTGAATACTACATACACACCGCGCAGTTCTGGGTACACTTCAAGCTACACGATAGGTGCGGGCGACGGAGACAATATACCGAGTAGACGATACCAAGGTAAGATTCAGGAAATCGTTGCCTTTAATGTCGCTCAATCCAGCAACCGCACCGGCATCGAGACCAACATTGACAATTACTACCAAATTCCAGGAATGTAATGGCTACCGTATACCTCCCCGTCGAGCCACAGTTGGGTCTGACCTCCGCGGAGCGTGCTGACGCCATCGACCGCGAAGTGTGGTGCCTCCTCCGCCCTGCCGCCCTCCAGCTTCCGCAAGACACCAAGTACCTCTACCCGCGCATCACCCACCCCGACACGGGAGAGGTGGCCATCGTAGGGGACACCACAGAGGACATCTACATCCACCCCGACGTGGACCTCGACGACCTCCTCGCCCTGCTCCCCGAAGTGCCGCAGGAAGAAAAGGATGGCCTCGTGATGTTCATCGACGCCAACCGGGGCGGAACGGTTCCGTTTGGGCAGCTCATCCCATCCACCTCGACCCAGCTTACCCAAGAGGAAGCCGAGGCGTTAGGGTGGTTCCCGGACGACCCGCTGTAAGAAGGTTCCGTATATCTACGAGTATGGACGCTCTCACCACTTTCGAAATCCTGAGCCTAGCGGGGGCCATCATTGGAGTATACACCAAGCTCACCCAAGAGATTGGGAAATTGAAGGGGCGCGTGATAGCGTTGGAGAAGACCGAGACGGAGGTCAAGGCCATGCTCACGGAGCTGCTGGCCTCGGTGCAGGAGATCAAGCTCCTACTCGCAAAGAAGGGCATAGAATGAAGTGGTTTACTTACGAGGAGTTCGATAGCCCGGACGTCCCCGGCTCCGGCCATCAGATGCGCGAGGAGTTCCTTGAGAAGCTCGACCAGGCGAGAGAGATAGCTGGCGTCCCGTTCCGTATCAATTCGGGGATGAGGTCGCACGACTGGAATTTTAAGGTCGGAGGCTCGACGGATTCTTCCCACCTGATTGGATGGGCTGCAGATATTTCCGCGACTACTTCCAACCGGCGATTGCTCGTAGTCCGTGCGCTCCTTCAGGCAGGATTCACACGGATCGGCATCGGCGACACGTTTGTTCATGTCGATTGTGACCCGGACAAGGTCCAGAATGTCATGTGGTTATATTAAAGGGTGATGATTGCAATGATTCTCACCCAAGTCGACACGCTCGCGGTCGCATCCGAAGCCACCGGGACCTGGTACATCGAACACGCGTGGAGCCTTATCGTGGCTCTTATGGCGTTCCTCAAGGTCGTCGTAAACCTCGTCCCGCCTGAAAAGCCGCGGGAGGGATGCGGGCTT